CTTAAACAGATTATTAAAGAAGAACTTGAAAAGGTTTTGAATGAAGCTGCACCAGCAGTCGCAGGATTCGGACAATCAACAGTTCCCGTTCGTGTAAAAAAATCAGCCCGCGTCGGCGACGGAGATGAACGATTTCATTTGACCACTCAGCAAGAAAATACGTTGGGCCCGGGCCTTAAACCAGATACTCCTGGCGAAGTATTAGAAGAAGAATGGCTGGCCGCGGATCAACCAGATCACCCCGGAAGTGTATATTTTGCGTGGCCGAGAGGCGTCGAGGGCGCCGGTAAGCGGAAGAAGAGACTGATACAAAAAAATTATTTAAGACCAGACTGGATGGTGTCCGGAGAAACAGAATGAAAAAATCAGAACTCAAAAAAGTATTAAAACCCATAGTAAAAGAATGCATTCAAGAAGCCCTCCTGGAAGAGGGCTTATTGTCTAATGTCATTTCTGAAGTTGTCAAAGGGTTGGGAGCAACGCAACAACTGGTAGTTGAAGATACGCGACACAATGAAGATGAAATGAGAAAGATGCAATTGCAAGAGAAGAAAAAAAGATCGCAAAAGATGAACGACACCAGAAAGAAGATGTTGGATGCAATTGGAAAAGATTCTTATAATGGAGTTGATTTATTTGAAGGCACAACGCCGGTATCCAGAGCGGGAAACCCTGGAGACTCAGGTAGCCCACAAGGGCCTATGTCTGGAATGGATCCCAGAGATTCTGGAGTTGATATATCTGCTTTCATGGGAAAAAGAAACGTTTGGAAAGCATTGGCGGGAGGGAAATAATTGAAAGGACCAATTAATGTAGAAGTCGAAGCAAGAAGAAATGAGTCTATTGATAGATTGTTAAAGAGGTTTGCGAAGAAAATAAAAAAAGAATTAATTTTCGAGGACGTAAGAGAGCGCATGTATTATGAAAAACCTTCGGAAAGAAGGATCAGATTGAAAAAGAGAAGAAAAGTAGTCTTAGACAAGTTGAAACGTAAGGAAGAAACTAATTAGTTAAAAGTAGGAGAAAACGATGGCGAATTTAGAAGTACTAAGATATCCAAGAGCTGGTATTGGAAACGTGGGCTCATATCTCGTTGGCGGCATACCCTTCCTCACTGGTTCAGGGACCATAACTGGGACAGATGAGATGAAAATTTCATTTCCATCTGTTACAAAAAAAATAACAGTGGTTAACAGAGCTGCACCGGACTTAAGAATACATTTTGCAACCAACAAAGTCGCGGGCCCACAAGTTATAGCTCATCATCAGTATATCACACTGGATTCAAAAGAAGATGCTGCTGAATTTAATGTAAGAGTAAGAGAAATATATATTACCCCTGTGGCCACGTCAGGTGAATGGGAAGTGTTCGCTGAATTGACAACAGTTCCTGCAACTGAAATGTTTACATTAACTGGTTCCGGAATAACAAACGATCCAAGTAGATAAGGAGAGCATAAAAAATGAGTTATAGAGCAGGTCGCGACTCGGCGATGGAGACAACCACCACAAACGGCACTATAAATTTGGGGCCCGGCAATGACCAAAACGGAACATTTACTGGTAGTACTGGCGATATGGCCTCGCGGTCTGGCCAATCAGTTGCAACTCTAAATGTGGAACTCTTGGCCAACAATGGAGTCGCGTATTGGTCGATTGCTTCAACAGAAGTTGTTGCAACTGATACAATTGCCGCAACTTGTACCACGGAGTGGTGCCCAGTTACGGTATATCACGTCGTTGCTGGCTCATTTTTGGTAGCGGTTACAAACTCCACCGGTGGCAACATTAACAAGGATGCGACACTCACTGTTAATTGGGCGGCGTTGTAAAAATCTGGATATATTTTCGAATTATTTATTAATGGTGTTTTTACCAATTACCCGACTATTTATTATGACTAATTATCAGGAGATCGATTTATGTCGGATATGTTAGAACAAGCTATTGTTGACGCGGACGCGCTTAAAGAGGCAGCCTTAAGAAATGCTGAAGAATTAATCATCGAAAAATACTCACATGAAATCAAAGAGGCTGTTGATAGCCTGCTTGAACAACCAGTGGGAGGGGAAGAAGATCTCGGTCTAGGAGGTGAAGATCCAGAAGGTCTTGGAGGCGAATTAGGAGGCGAGTTGGGAGGTGATTTAGGTGCAGAAGAAGAGCTGGAGACTCCCGACATGCCACCAAGTCACGCAGACTCTGGTGAAAAGCTTTGTCCCTGTCCAGAGTCCGAAGTTAAAATTGACTTATCACAGTTGGCAGAAGAGCTGGGCGAAGATATAGAAGCAGACGAGATGATTGATCGCGAAAATGAAATGGCGCCGAAGCTTGAAGAAGGTGAAGAAGACGATGAATTAGATGAAGATTTCCTTGCCGGCATTCTAGAGAAATTAACCATAGGCGTTAAAAATGTTCCGTCTGGTCAATTTGGTGGGGCCTCAAACGAAACTCTTGATAGAGAAAATGAAGAAATTGCACTTGCTCAAGAAGAAGTAGAAGAATTAGAAGAAGATGAAGAAAAAGAAGAGCTAAAAGAAGCCGTAGAAAAACTTGAAAAAGAAAACAAGAAGCTTCTTGAGAAAAACAATAAATATAAGAACATGCTTTTGCAGTTGAAAGACAAACTTCACGAAGTGAATCTTTCAAATGCTAAGCTATTGTACACGAATCGTGTTCTAGACAGCGCCTCCCTGAATGAGCGACAAAAAATTAAAATTGTCGAAGCTTTGTCGAAGGCTGATTCAGTTGAAGGAGCGAAAGTTATTTTTGAAACGCTTCAAAGTGCAGTGGGCAGTGAGCGTAAGCGCACTCCGAAATCACTGAGCGAAGCTATTCAACGTTCTTCAACAACTTTGCCTCGAAGAAAAGAGGAAAACAAAAGTATTCCACACAAAGATAGGTGGAAGACTTTAGCAGGTATTAAATAATAAAGGAGGATTTAAAATGTCTGTTTTAGAAAAATTAACTGAGGGCATTGTCAATCGTGACCTCCAGAAGGAAGGCGCCGCTCTACTTAACAAGTGGGAGAAAACCGGTCTTCTTGAAGGGATGAGGGATGACAATCAACGCAGTTGCATGGCTCGTCTTCTAGAGAACCAGGCCAGGGAGCTTCTTCGCGAAGTTTCTACTATGGCTTCTGGCGATGTAGAGGGTTTTGCTGCTGTTGCTTTCCCAATCGTCCGTCGAGTATTCGGTGGACTTATTGCTAACGATCTCGTATCCGTGCAACCAATGAGTCTCCCATCGGGTCTCATTTTTTTCCTGGACTTCCAAGTTGCCACGCCTAGGCTTGGTTTGGAAGGCGGTGACTCCCTGTTCGGGGGTGGTCGTGTTGGCCAGGCAATCACTGGTGGTGTTGACCTTACCGGTAATAATCTTGAAGAAGGTTTTTATAACCTTAATAATGGTTATTCTTCCGCAACTGGTTCAACAACTTCCGGTCAGCCTCTCGTTGTAACTCACACTGGTGAGGTAGGTAGAGGTAATGATATTGACAAGGCCGTGCGTTACGATCCCGATCTTTCAGGATCCGTTTGCATCGTTGCTTATATTACCGGGAGTACGGCTCTTGCACAACTCAGTGTTAACAACTTGATTGCTCTCACTGACGGTAATGCAGAGGGTACTTATGGTAGGCAAGTTCGTCGCTTGACTCAGATTCAGTCTGGTTCTACTTCTGGTCTTACTGACCCGCAGAACACGGCGTTCAGAGTTCAGGTTGTTTATGAGCAAACGACGACTGTCGGTGGTTTGAGTGAAGGTCTGTCACCTGCATTCTCGAACGAGGTCACAGGTTCCGGCCATGTGTTCACGTTCCCGCTTACCGATGACTTCGGTGGCACGGCTGCTGCTAATGGTACTACCAATCAGGCTCTTGGAGCTGTTGTTGGTCAGGACACTTGGCAGCTGGAAAACCAGACGGAAATCCCTGAGATTAACATCAAAGTGGATTCTGTCTCCGTGACAGCGATGACCAAGAAACTCAAGGCCAAATGGACCCCAGAGCTTGGTCAGGATCTCAATGCTTATCACAATCTCGACGCCGAGGTTGAGCTTACTGGCATTCTCTCCGAGCAAATTGCTCTTGAGATTGACCGTGAGATTCTTGAGGACCTTATTAAGGGTGCGAAGGCTGGTACTTACTACTGGTCACGCCGCCCGGGTAAATTCCTCAATCGTACTACTGGTCTCCCAATTAGTGATCTCGCTAATGAATCACTTCTTGGTGCTGACTTTACCGGTACTGTGTCTGAATGGTATGAGACTCTTGTCGAGACCATTAATGATGTGTCTGCCCAGATTCATCGTAAGACGCTTCGCGGTGGAGCCAACTTTATCGTAGTAAGCCCCGAGGTCGCTAACGTCCTCGAGTTTACTTCTGGCTTCCGTGCTGATGTAACAGGTGACACTGACAGAGGTTCTGTTGGTGCTGTGAAGTCTGGTAGTCTCAGCAAGAAATGGGATGTATACGTAGATCCTTACTTCCCCAGGAACGTTGTTCTTGTTGGTCGTAAAGGTGGCTCGTTCCTTGAGAGCGGCTATGTGTACGCTCCATACGTACCTCTCCAGGTAACGCCTACTATCTTTGGTATCGAAGACTTCGTGCCCCGTAAGGGTGTCATGACTCGCTACGCCAAGAAGATGGTACGTCCTGATATGTACGGTGTGGTCATCGTAGAAGACCTACTGGGTTAATTTTCGAATTAACTCTTTTTAGTGGAAAACCCCAGTTTGACTTCGGTTGAGCTGGGGTTTTCTCTTTTCCAAAACTATTTAAGGTGTATAGGAGAATTTTATGAATGGCTGTCCCAACTCTTACACCTTCGCAAACAACAAGTGCTATAACTCTTCCTGCAACAGGAAGCACTTCGAATGTAAATTCGACAGCGTTGCCGTTTGGCATATATCTTAACGGCGACGGAGCAGTTAGCTTTACACAAGGCGCCTCAGATCAAGTCGCTTACACCTATAAAAAACTTGGTGGAGATGTTCTAGACATTGAACTGACCGAAGAAAATGTTTATGCTGCATATGAAGAAGCAGTTTTAGAATATTCTTATATTGTAAATATCCATCAGGCAAAAAATATTCTTTCAGATGTTCTTGGAAATTCCACAGGATCATTTGATTCAGATGGAGAGTTAAGAAGTGGCGACACGCTTTCTTCCAGTTTAGGAACCAATACGCCAATCGCATTGAAATATCCGAAATTTAGATTTGAATATTCTAAAAGAATCGGAGAAGGGTTTTCTTCAGAAGCCAACACTGGCGGAACTCAAACTGTCTATTCAGCCTCTTTTGACGTAACACAAGACATACAGGACTATGACTTGCAGTCATTGATTTCCTCTTCAGCTGAAACAGCAGGTGCTCTTTTTTATAATCAGGTTGAAAATAAAAAAGTTACAATTAAAAGAGTTTTTTATAAGACTCCGCAGGCTATGTGGAGATTTTTTGGATATTATGGTGGGCTAAACACTGTTGGCAATATGCAAAATTATGGTCAATGGGCAGACGATTCGCAGTTTCAAATTGTTCCAGTTTGGCAAAATAAACTTCAATCTCTAGGATTTGAAGATTCCATTTACACTAGAAATTCTCACTATTCCTATGAGCTGAAAAATAATAACTTAAGACTCTTTCCAGTACCTAACACCTCTGGTCCGAAATCATTTTGGGTTGAGTTTACGGTACAAAAAGATGCCTGGGACCAGAGTTCTGATAGAATTGTAAACGTCGACGGCGTAAACAACATGAACACAATCCCATTTGCAAATCTCCCATATAAGAATATAAATTCTATTGGAAAGCAGTGGATTAGAAGATTTGCTTTGGCGTTGACAAAGGAAATGCTCGGACATGTTCGTGGTAAATTTTCCACAATACCAATACCAGGAGAAAGTGTAACATTAAATGCATCCGAATTACTAAGTCAAGCAAAGGAAGAACAAGAAAAATTAAGAGAAGAATTAAAGACAACCTTGGATGAGTTGACTTACGCGAAACTTGCAGAAATAGATGCAGCGAAAGTGGAGTCAGTTAACAATGTGCAGAAAAGAGTGCCTTTGACGATATTTGTGGGATAAACTAAGAAATGAGCGACAAATGGAAACAACCTACTCAGCCGCCACCTCCGCTGTTTATTGGGAAGAAAGAAAGAGATTTGGTCAAACAAGTTAATGATGAGTTGATCGAGAGGGTTATAGGGCAGCAAATCGTGTACTATCCCATTAGTTTGGAACACACAAATTTTCACCACTTGTACGGAGAAGCAATCAATAAAACTTTTTTACCTCCAGTTCGCGTTTATGCTTTAGTTGAGTGGGAAGGGTTAGAAACTTCATGGCAAGGCAATGTTGGAATCGACAGAAATACATCAATAATGGTTCATTTCCACAAAAGAAGGTTGACAGAAGATCAAGATCTTTTTGTTCGAGTTGGAGACTTTGTTTTATATGGTGATATTCATTATGAAATTGTAACTTTGAACGAGCCCAAGCAATTGTTTGGACAAATAGATCATAGAATAGAAATTTCTGCTAAATGTATTCGTTCTCGCGAGGGCTTATTCGATGGCACCTAAATATGATCACACAGGGGTCGATGATACAAGTATTATTGAAGAAAGAATAGTAATGCCTTCGACGATAGAGACGATTGATGAGGCCTTTTTTCGATATATCGACGAAGAATTAAATATATTTGCAACCACCAACAAAGGATGGAACAAGGTTCCGGTTATTTGGATGTCTGCAGAGAGATCCCACCAAATTAAGAATAATAAAGATTTAAGAGATTCTAATAGTTCTCTAATATTTCCAGCTATAACAATAGAAAGAACTGCCATGGCTAAAGATCCAAATAAAAAAGGAATTTATTGGGCACATCAACCTCCTCCACATCATGATAAAAAAGGTGGATCAATAGTGATGGCCAGGAGGCTTAATCAAGATAAGACTTCTAATTTTGCTAATGCAAATGCTTATAGAAAAACTTCTAGACTCACAAGCAACGCAGGAACACCAGGAGCACAGCAAATTAACTTTCCAATGCCGAAAAATAAACAAGCTGTTTATGAAACCATTACAATTCCGATGCCAGTGTATATTGATGTAAATTATACAATTAGTGTTAGAACTGAATATCAACAACAGATGAATGAAGTTATACAGCCTT